CTCGGGAAAAATCCACGCACGATCCTGCGCCGTTCTTGAGGCATCCTCGACCGATCCGTACCCTATCTGCGTGGATCTTCACGAAGCAAAATCGCGGGTGATGGATTATGTCGAGGCGGTCGAGGGCGGTCGGACCGTCGCGGGGCGCTGGATATACGCGGCGATGCGCCGATTCCGCGTCGATATGCAGCGCGATGATCTCCGCATGGATTGGGAGTCGGTCGCCGCGGTCGCGCGTCACTTCACCGACCTGACTTTGGTCGGCGATGACTCGGGCAAGGCGTTCGAGCTGCACCCGTGGCAACTTTGGGTGATCGCGAACCTGTGGGGCTGGCGGTGGGCCGAGGACGGTCGCCGGCGCACGAAGCTCGGCATCGTCCAGGTCGCGCGCGGCAACGGCAAGACCACGCTTATGGCAGGCTTGGCGCTGTTCGACCTGATGGCCGGCGACGGTCGCCGGGTACATGTGATAGCAAACAACGAAGAGCAAGCAGGGCTCTGCCTCGACACGGCGCGCACGATGATGCGCCGCCGCGACCTTCCCGATTGGGATGTGCTCTGGGACCGAGTCGAGAACAAGAAAGCCGACTGCCTGTTCACGGGATTGCCGGCGCTTGAGCGTTCACTTGATGGCCTCAACCCGTCGATGTGGATCGCGGACGAGGCAGCCGAGTTCAAGGGCAGATTCCTCACCAAGCTCCTCACGACGGGAAGCAAGCGCAAGGAATCGCTCGGCGTGATCATCACGACGCCAGGCAGCAACCCAGAGAACCACTACAGCGAGCTGGTGGCGAACGCCGAAAGCATCTTGCAAGACGAAATTACCGATGACACGGTGTTCGCCGCGCTCTACGGGATCGACCCCGCCGACACGCCGGACGATGAGGCGGCATGGCCGAAGGCGAATCCCGGCATGGCGTACGGGCAGCCAGACCGCACGGCGCTGCGCCGCAGCTGGAACACGATGAAGCGAAGCCCGATGGGACGCTCGGAATTCGTGCGCTACCACTGCGCGCGCACCGACGAGAACACGGGCGGATGGCTCGACATGCAGCTCTGGCCGGGCGGCGATACGCCCGATTGGGAGGCGCTCAAGGGCCGCCCGGCGTGGGTCGGGCTCGACTTATCCAAGTCGCTCGACATGACCGCGCTCGTCCTTGCCGTGCCCTTGGATGACGGCAGCGTCGCGCTCAAGGGCCACTACTGGTGGCCGTCCGAGGATGTCGCAAAGCGCGAGCTCGACTACAGGATGCCCGTCCGCACCTGGGCAGCGGAGAAGCGCCTAAGGCTTACGCCTGGGCGCGAGATCGACTACGAGAGCGTCCGCGCGTGCCTGAACCAGCTGCGCGATGAGTACGACCTCCGCGGCGTCGGCTACGACGCGTGGGGCAGCAAATATCTGGTCGAGGTCTGCGAGGCCGACGGCATACCGATGACGGCGTACCGGATGGGCATCTCGACCTTCGGACCGGGCTGCCAACTGTGGCAGAATCTCTGGGCGGGGGGAAAACTCCGCATAGGCGATGACCCCATCATGCGCCGCAGCTGCGCCGAGGCGCAGGCACAGCAGGACCGGAACGGCAATGTCCGTCCCGTGAAGTCGCGGAACTACTGCATCCTCGACCCGCTGGTGGCGGGCATCATCGCGATCCACTGCTGGGGCGGGAAGCGCGCCAGCTGCTACGAACAGGAACTATAAGTTCCACAATCTGGCATTTAGGACGGGCACTAATAATTAGTCGCGGCAAATATACCGCCGTGGTACGCGACTTCCTGCGCCGCCTCTTCGTGGGCCCGTACAGCGCGACGATCCTCCAGGAATCGTCGGGCGCGATCCCGTTCGTCGGCCCTTCGAACGCGCTCAAGTACACGCCCGTGTACCGCGCGGTCACACTGATCGCCGGCGACATCGCGCGCATCGAATGCGACATCAGCGCGCCGGGCGCGGACTCGCTGCTGAAGTCGCCAAGCCGCTTCATGTCGGCATTCGAGTTCCGCCGCGCGATGACGATGCAAGTGCTCCTGTACGGCAACGCCTTTGCCGCGATCAACAGGACGCGCGGCGGCGAGCTCCTTGAGCTGATCCTCCTCGACGCCGACAGCGTCTCGCTCGACCTGAACGGCGCCGCGCCGATCTACAAGACTCGCCTGTATGGCGACCTCGCGATGGACCAGGTGTTCCACCTGAAGGCGCCGAACACGAACGGGCTGTGGGGCGAATCGCCCGTAAGCCTGTGCCGAACCTCGCTGCAGCTGATGGCCGCACAAGAGGACATGGCGCTGAAGGCGTTCTCGAACGCCGGCAACCCGAAGATCGCGCTCGTGCACCCGGGCCCGCTATCGCTTGAGGCGCGCCAGCGCATCATGGCCGACTACGAGTCGAAGCATGCGGGCACATCGAACACGGGCAAGCCGCTCGTCCTCGCCGAGGGAATGCGCATCGAACGCATCAGCTCGACGCTAGACGATGCCGGCCTGCAGGCTGCGCGCCAGTACAGCGTCGGCGATGTGTCGCGCATCTACGGCGTGCCATCGTCGTACCTCTCGGAGACCGCTGGACCGTCGTACGGCACGCTTGAATGGCTCTCGCGCATGTATGTCGATGCGTGCCTGATGCCGTGGATGCAGTGCTGGCGCTCCGAGATCCTCGCGAAGCTTGCGGGAACTGGCGAGACGGTCGCATTCGACACCGACGATCTCGTGCGCCCAGGCATGGCCGAGACCATGGCCGCGCTCCGCACCGCCGTCGAGGCGGGCGTGATGACGCGCAACGAAGCGCGCGAGGAGCTCGACCTTGCGCCGCTGCCGGGCCTCGACACGCCGACGCTCGCGCTCAATGTCGGCGCCGGCGGCGGCTCGACCAACATCGGGAACGACACAAGCGAAAGCGCGGGGACTCCCAATGATTTCTAGACGCGACTTCACCGCGGCAGAGCAGAGCATCGACGGGCGTACCCTCGCCGGGTACGCCGCGGTCTATGGGCAGGATTCCCGCGAGATCGTCGAGGGCGGGCGCAAGTTCGTCGAGCGCATCGCGCCTGGCGCGTTCAATGAGACGCTGTCGAGCGGCGCCGATGTGAAGCTCTACTACAACCACGACGCGTCGATGCCTCTTGCGCGCACGCGCTCGGGCACGCTTCAGCTCAAGAGCGACCGCAACGGGCTTTCGTTCAGCGCGTCGCTGCCAGAGACCACGCTCGGGAACGATGTGCGCGCGCTGATCGAACGCGGCGACCTGAGCGGCGAGATGTCTTTCGGCTTCTTCGTCACCGAAGACAGCTGGAACAAGGACCGCACGCAGCGGCTTGTGAAGAAAGCGCAGCTTGTAGAGGTCTCCATCGTCCAGGACGCCGCCTACCCCCAGACCAGTTCGAGCCTGCGGAGCGTTTCCGCGGCATACACGGAAGCCGCCTATCTGCGGCTCGCACTTCATTTCCGAAGGATGACTGACAATGTCCGATGAGTTGAACGATCTCCAGCAGATCACCCACGAGTACCGCAAGTCCCTCGCGGCGTACGAGGCCCGCACCGGCCGCGCGCCGCAGACCGTCGACCACCGCGGCAGCGGCGAGGAGCGCGAGAAGTTCGCAAAGATGGACGCCGACCTCACCGCGTCCGAGCTCATCATGCAGAACAAGGCGCTCGAGGCGCGCCTCGCCAAGCTCGAGTCGCAGCCAACTCTTGAGGCGCGGTCGCCCCGCGCGATCAGCGCCGTCGAGGACAACTCGCCCGAGTACGCGGCTCGATGGCTCCGCGCCGGCATGACCGGCTCGCCAGAGTTCCGCGTGCTCACCAAGGGCTCGACCACGAACGCGCCTGTCCCGACCGACATGGAGCGCCGCATCGTCGAGCGCCTCTACCAGTCGTCGGTGATCCGCCAGATCGCGAAGGTCAATACCATCGACTCCAACCGGACCATCCGCGTCGAGAGCACGCTGCCGACCGCCTACATCGTCGGAGAGACCACCGATGCGACGCTGTCCGATCCGGCGTACAAGTCGATCAGCGTGGCGCCGTACAAATTCGTTGCCGCCACCAAGATGTCGCAGGAGTTCATCGACGATGCCATCGGCAACGGCGGCGTCGGAAGCGGCCTAAACTATGTCGCGGATCGCCTCGCGCTTGCCTTGGCGAAGCTTCAGGACGAGAAGTTCACCATCGGCAGCGGATCGTCCGAGCCCCAGGGCATCGCGGACTGCAGCTCAGCCTCGTGGGCGACCACCAACTCTGACAACATCATCAACCAGGGCATCGCGCTGACCGAAGACCAAACGGTCGCAAACATCAGCGCGGACAATGTCATCGACTGCGTGATGACTCCCGGCCCCCAGTACCGAAACTCGCCGCGGTACCGCTGCCTCGTCTCGGACGCCGGACTTCGCGCGATCCGCAAGCTCAAGCAGAACAGCGAGTACATCTGGTCGCTGGCTCCAAACAACCCGCAGTCGCTTTCTGGTCCGGTCCCTGGCCTCATCTGCGGCGTTCCGTACTCGATCAGCGAATACCTGCCGAGCACCGCAGCGCAGACCTCGACTGGCACGAATGTCCGAGGTTCCGCGATGTTCATCGCCGGGCACTGGGACTACTTCGAGATCTTCGACCGCATGGGAATGCAGTCCATGTTCGATCCCTACAGCGCATCGCTGTCGCTCCAGAGCACGCTGTATGTTTGGATGCGCACGGACTCGCGCATCACGCTTCCCGAAGCCTTCGCAGCGATCTACGCTCCGAACGCCAGCTGATCCATCTCCCTTCTCTGGTCCCTTGGCGGGGAAACCCGCCAAGGGGCTTTAATGAGCATTCCGCTCTCAACAATCAAGTCTGCGCTGAAGATCGACTACAGCGACGATGACACGGACCTGATCCGCCTCCGAGAGGCGGCTACGGCCCTTGTCGAGCGCCGCACCGAGCTGCTGCTTTCGCCGCAGGCGCGCACGCTGTACCTCGCGACCTGGTCCGACACGCTGCTGCCGGATCATCCGTTCAACAGCCTCACCAGCGTGACCTACTACAACGGCTCGAATGTGCTCACCACGATGCCGTCTAGCTCGTACTGGGTCGACCGCACCGACGGTCCGATGGTGCGCGTCCGCTTCCTCGACTCGCCGACGATCTACGAGGGCACGGCGATCAGCGTGAACTACAACGCCGGGTACAGCGCGGTGCCGAATGAGATCACCCACGCCATCATCGCGATGGTCGGCGCCTGGTACAACAATCCCGAGGCGTTCCAGCCCATCGGGCTGCAGACGGTGCCGCTGTCGGTGGAGTACATCCTGAGTGCCGTCGGCACGGGAAGCAGAATCCGATGATCTCGGGCGGCGTCCTGCGGTGGACCGCTGCGGCCACGCAGCCATCGTCGACGCTCGACGCCATCGGGATGCGCACGACCACATGGACCGCGCTCGGTTCCTTCCGCTGCGACATGCGCGAGGACAGCTCGGGCGAGCAAAGCTACGCCGACGGCGTCGCCGTGATCCGCAATGTGGAGATCCGAGCGCGGTGGCAGGCGGTGCAGGGCATCGGGCTGACCGAGCTCTGCAGGCTGACCGTGCGCGGCAGGACGCTGCGAATCAACAGCATCAGGAACCTGGACGAGTCCGACCGCGTCGCCGTCATCCAGTGCACGGAGGTGAACTGATGCCGGGCGTGAACATCGAACAGGACATCAGGACGATGCTGGTGGCCTACGCCGGCCTGACG